TCAAGCCCCACGATATCGTTCCAGATCTCCTGTTTCTCACAGGAGGTCATAGGACTTCTCGCGGTGGCTGTTACGAAGGCATTGATCACACCGATTAACTGGTCGATCGGCAGTTGATCTACATCGTGGACTCCTCTTGGAAACTCCAATCTATGGAGACATTTCAAGAGAGTACCTTGGTCGTCAAGAGACAAGTTGCGATTCTTTGCAACGATGTCTTCATACTTCCAAGATTCATGACCACGGCTATTGCGACTAGGACGAGCTTCATCCCAGTCGCAGATCAAGCCACCATCCCCGACCCCATCAGGAATACGGATATCCCTGAAGAAGTTAGGAATGGACGATACAAGACGATCATAAACCGGCTTGTAGCGAAGGTCAAGTCCCCACGGCAGCCTAGCATAACGGCGAACCGTGTTCGCGGCCCAGTACTTTCGCAGTACTGTGTTTAATGGCGCGCGAATGTAGAAGGGCGTCACATCGATCCCGTGGAAGTAGTGCTTTCCGCACGACTCCCGGAACGGTCCGTCATAGAACGTCTTCTTAGTGTTGGTAGTAAACCCACACCAAGCAAGTACTTCTACTAGTACCGGCACGAGCTCCTTGTCGATAATAATATCATCGCCAAAGACCGTGCATCGATGGTCCATGTCACGCGATGCAAGCAGGTCAATCACGGCTCGACAGAGACCATAGAAGATCAAGGTCTCTAACTCGAACGTGAAGCCATTTCCCATCGATGACACCTTGCGGAGTAAATGACTCTCTCCGCTCGGAAGAATCACCTGGGGTGACCTAGTAAGCTCTACCAGATCGACCCAAAGTGGTGGGAGAAGCGTATGGACAAGGCCCAGATGGACCGAATCCGATGCGCTGCTAAGGTCTACTGTTGCCAGTCGACCGTATGCGCTACCCTCACGAGCCAGCTCTTGGTTGTATTCTTGAGCTGTCTTTTTGAGTAGCCCCCAGCGATTTAGACGTCGTCGGATAACCCGGCCGATACCTTTCTGAAAATACATATTCAGATCGGGCTCGACACAGATTGTCCTATCCGTCTTCGCATTCTTTGGTACAGTGATTAATTTGCTACCCCCGACCACCTCAGCGTCGAAACGCCAGGTGGGATGGGCTCTCACGAGCGCATCCGCAAGGGGAATAGCATTGTACGTCAATTGGGGTCTTTGCGCCCCGAACTTGTACGCAGCATCGCCACGCCGCCTCGACAAGGACGTCGAAGCTCCAGGACCGAACGCGAAGAAGGAATGTATCTCGTTGAGATCGGGATCGCCAATAATCTTAGCAATTGTATGGCGAGCAGTCTCTATGACTGCTACCATGGTCGCGGATTTTCTGCCCACGACCAGCTTAGGATTAGTAACGAAACTTAGATCAGCGAGTACACCCTCCACGTCAAAGAACTTTTGGGTAGCTACAGCTGCGCGATCGATGCCGAGTTCCCACGTCGGGAATTTGGACATCATTTCGACACAGAGGTAGTCCCGCGAGAAAGTATCGACATTCGTAGGCCCGTAGTCTTTTGGGCTGATCGAAGCAGATACAATCCCTAAGTAGTCGCCACTCGACAAGAGGGACGACATCTCCAGGGATTTTGACGTATTTGCCGCGGTAAATATATCCACGGCAAGTTGGTTGGCCTGGCAAGCAGACTGTCGGTACAGGTCCTTCAAAGGACCAGCAGCTTTTTGTTTCTTCTTCACGGGTTATAACCTCGTTGGAGAGAATGGAGCCTGAGAGTAAGCTAAGTGTCGCGACGAGTAGATACATCACTCGCCTCGTGCTCAGCCCAGAGGTCCAGGAGTGCCTTGATCAACTTGATGATCCAAATAGCGTTCATCAGGTGAAGCAAAGCTGATTTTCGACCATGTCCTTAACGGACACGTTCAACTGGACATTCGAGAACAGCGTATGCTGATCTTTCCTCTCCTGCAGGCTCGCTGCCGTTGGCACAATGTGTTCCAACACACTGCGCAACGTGTACATGAGGAGGGGCCGGCCGATACCATTAATGGTCTCGGTCTGCACGATCGGACGCGAAAGAGAAATCTTCGTCCGAGCGACCTTCTCAGTCTGACCTGCCAAAGGGCTTCGTTGAGTCAGAACAAGCGGCCAGTGCCCAAGGGCACTTGCATTGCTCTGCTCCATGAAGTAGGCAGTATCACCCTGCACTTTCACCTTGTTAAAGGTGTGGGAAACAGGGGTGGCGGCTGCGTCATTTACAGCAATCGTGCTAGCATTAGGCACGTCTATACTCCGGTATTGGAGGGCTATGGGAATTCAACGGACTACTTAAACGCCTTATCTAAGGCTAATCGAAGTAGCGCAATTCCGTTGAACACGTGTTCCGCATTTGCCGCCGGTTTAAACCGAGGCAGTGCGGGCAAAGGAGACTCGCTGTAGACATCTCTACGGAAGAACATCTGGTAGCTCCGGCCACGAGCGGATAAACCGCCTGTGATACCGGCACCAGCATGCATTGGGTGAACGTGCGCTGATTGTGCACGTTGGGAACCCCGAGTGATCCTTGACATTGAACCTCCCTTGAACGACCAACCGTAGTCAGCGTCCAAAATGTTGAGATAATTCCCAACAGGGAAGAACCAATCAGCTACGAAGGAGTACGGAAGAAGCTCCCAGGCCAAAAGCAAGGGGTTTGTCAACCCCAACTGGGAAAAGGCAACTAAGGGAGCGTTATTTTTAACGTAGTCGAGTCGTACCTTCACGGAATGGTTTCCACGAAGGCTAGATTTGACCACAAAATTAACGCCTGCTACCTGATGAACCACCTCGCGAGGCTGATAAAAGCCCTCACGTCGTGATCCCTTCACGGTAACAAAATACTCATTGTCCTTGGCTTCGTGGAAGCATAAAGCTTCAACGGCGCCACGTACATCGGACAAGAGTGGTCGCCACCCGTAAACCAACTCCAAATACTTGCCAGAAATATGGCGAGCATTCAATCGGTCAAGAGAGTCTTTAAAACCCGGTTTCCTGGGTTTCTCTCCGCGCCGAGGAGGTCTCGGTTTTTCAGGGCCTTTCCGTATGTTATCCACTTCCTTGCGCATGGTGTCGAGATTATCCCGCGTCATGCGTGCAACCTGCGATCTCTCAGCAACAACCTGGGCGGCGTTAAAATCTCCGTCCTTTAACCGGTTGAGAGCTGATTGAATCGCACCATCCCTCAGATACTGAGGTACAGGAGGAAGTGGTGCCAAGTAAGTGCCAGAAGCGTTAGCTGCACCGGTGCGCAAAACCGCCATACTGTAGGGAACGGTAAAGGAGCCGGAGAGTTCGAAACAATTCGTATCTCCTTCCTCTATCCATCTCTCATAAGTAGACGGGTTCCGCCAACCGTGTGAGTCTTTCGCGTTTCTGACAAGGGGACTACGCTGGTCTCTCGTTGCCTCAAGGAAATTAAACGCGGTAGTTGTCTCCTTACCGTCGTAGAAGTTCTTTACGGTTTCGAGAGCCGGTTTGTAGTATTGAATCCCCACTTACTTCTCCTTCAGCAATCTACGCCGTCAGTCAGACGAGCGCGTCTTGCCACTTGTGACCCGATGGTTGCGACAATACTCCTCAAAATCGGGGAGTAAGAAGCTGAAGGGGAGAGACTCCCACTCCATATCCGTAGGCTTTTTCAGCCGCAGGATATCCATCATAGCACGGGTCGCGTTGTCGCGAGATGTAACGCACTCTTTGAAGTGATACTCTACTTCAGCGAGGTGACGCTCATACTGACGCGTACATTCGTTACAGTCGCAACCTTCCATGCTCTTTAGAACAGCACGGAAGTGCCCGAGGAGTCCAGGAGGGATCAACCCTTCTGCACAATCGAGCAACCCATGGGCTTGAGCTATCTTTTTCAGAAGCTTGGCGTTCATAACCTCTCCTACATTGTTTGAGAGGCATGAAGCCCCCCATGAGTCTACGGTTGGTACGCACCTTATGCCAGCCTGTGATTTAACAGACCGCTGTTTGCCTCGCCTTACGGCTTGGCGGCCAAGTACCATCGGCCACATAACAGACCCCTCCG